GCACCGGGCGGTACCCCCCATCCTGGAGTAGGGCCGGGGACTGTAAATATAGCTCACTCAAAGTAAATCAGAAAAAAATTTCACGCATGTCAGACTTGACTCACCAGGACGAAGGGCCGGAGATAGTGGCGGCCGAGGCAGAGGTCTTGGCGCCCGTCGAAGGAGTCATGATTCCGGCAGCGGTGGTTGCGGAGTATGGGAAGATCGCGACTTACCAGGGGTACGGTGTCAGTGACTCATCCATCATGGACAGCCTTGGAATTGACAGCGCTGTTTATCTGGCGATACTTGAGGACCCCGCATTTAAGGAGATACTTGCGAGGAGTACTAGCGCGATCGTCGGGCAGGCAGTGGAGACGGACGCTTCGTGGGATTCATTGGAGAATCAGGCAGTTCAGAAGCTGGACACATATTTGAAGATGTCCAGTGATCCGGAATTTAACTTGAAGGTTGCCGTGTTGGCTAACAAAGCACAGAGACGGACTCGTGGCAATGTGCCACTTGATCCTGGGAGCTCAGGTTCCCGGGCCGTTATCACTTTGTCTCAGCGCATGATTCAGAAGCTAGGCGCTAGTAAGCAGGAGGAGCAGCGACTCGAAATCCCTAGGGTAAATGGGGCCGAGCCCGAGCGCCAGGTTGAGACTACCGTGACAGTGACTCAGGAAGTGGAGTCCAAGGAGCCTTCCCGGAATGCCCTCAGTGAGGGTGACGTCCGGGGATTCTTCGAGGATGCGCTCGGGGGTGTTGCGCGTTGAAACGGCTCCCAGAGGATATCCTTGAGTCAGACTTAGAGTCAGCCACTAAGGTTCTTGAACATCAGTTGGGCCTCGCGCAGGCTGATGTGGAGGATACCAAGCGACTCCTCTACTCTGACACAGAGTTCCTCCTAGAGTTCTTCCTGCACCAGCAGTTGGAGTTCGAGGTTCCTGAGATTCACCATGAGGTGTTTTCGAAGATCAAGGACCTTGAACGCCAACGACTCTTACTCGCGATTCCCCGAGATCACGCTAAGACCACCCTAGCGAAACTCGGGGTTATCTGGTACTTCCTGTTTACCAAGTTCCGATTCTGCGTGTATCTCAGTAACACGAGTCCTATCGCAAAGAATGCGTGTAGGGATATCATCGCGTTCCTACAATCGGAGAACTTCAAGACCATCTATGGCTCCATCACCTTCGAGAAAGAGTCGGAGACTGAGGGGTTATGGATATTTCGCATCCCTGGAATCAATGGGGAAGTGGGTAAGCGGTGTATCCTCCGCGCGATGGGTGCAGGGCAGCAGGTTCGCGGACTCAACATCGACAACCAACGTCCCGATCTCCTGGTCAGCGATGATCTGGAGGACAGGGAGAACACTAAGACCGAGGCGCTACAGAAGGCACTCGACGAGTGGGTGTATGGTACGCTTCTAAAAGCGCTCGGTCGGCGAATCAAGATCATCTGGATCGGCAATATGCTGGCCCGAACGAGTCTCCTGTCCCGCCTCAGTGCGAAGAAGCGGTGGAATCCCGTCGTGTATGGTGCGTTGGTCAGGTCAGAGGAAGGACTCGTTCCGCTCTGGCCTGATCGTTGGCCTCTGAAGTTGCTGATGGAGGATTACCAGGAGGAGGCGAGTCTAGGATTAGCTCACATCTGGATGGCCGAAATGATGAATATGCCAGTCAGTGGGGGTAATGGGTTCAGTGAGGAGTCAATCTTCTATGACCATCCTCCTATTCCAGAGGAAGCGAAGGCCGCGTTTATCTGCGTGGATGCCGCATTCACTCAACAGACATACAGTAATAAGACTGCGATCGCGGTACATGTGATTCGTGAGGACGCGTGTCCTATAGTCGCGGACTACTGGATGGGGAAGGCTAAGGAAGGAATCCTCGTTGACCGGATAGCGGAGAAGATGGTTGAATGGAACGTACGAGTCGTTGGGTTGGAGACAGGTGGGGCTAACAGTTCCTTTCACGCCTACTTCAAGCTGGCTATGGCTATCGAATACCCGTACTTAGACTACGAGATCGCCCCACTCTCCACTGGGAATGCGTCTAAACTGGCGCGGATCACGCCTTTTATCGAGTCAATGGCAAGGAAGAATTACGCGATTCCTCTGTTTGACCTTACTCTAGCCAATCAGATCATGGCGTTTGATAAGACTCGGACGGATAATGAGGATGATTTGCTTGATGCGGCTGCATACGGACTCCAGATGATAGACAAGTATTTGTTCCTCATAATGGCGTCCGCAAAGCCCCTAGGGCCAAATGAGATTCGTGGCGGGAAACCCCGTTACGGAATCAGCTTAGCGAGGCATTAAATGGACGATCCAGTTGAACTACAGATTAAACTCCCAGAGTCAGGTGTCTCTGGGCGCCATCCGTTTAAGAATCTAAAGGCGCATGACGCGCTACTCAATTACTGTCTCCCGCGCTTGCGTGTGGCGAAACAGAAGCGGGACTCCCTTATCCCTCGGTACAATGCGATCGACAAGGACGTTTACGCGTACTTGAAGCTGGATAAGGAAGATCGTGCACGCCGGAGTCACCAGCTCGACGGTGAGGCTCCCGCTCCCACGGCAATCAACATCCCACTCGTGTTCCTTCACTTGGACGATGCGCTGACGTACTTGGTTCAGGTGTTCTCGCCTGAGTCCGGTATGTTCTCTGCGGTGGCTCCGAAGGATAATCAAAACGAAGCTAACGCGTTTGTGCAGTTGATGAACTCACACGCGGCCGAGCGGAGTTACTTCCGGCAGCTTGTTCGATTCAGCTTCGACGCGCTGAAGTACAATATCGGAGGACTCACGGTTAAGTGGGACCAGACGAACGGGCAGAAGGTTGTGAATGGTCCGGCAAATCAGCCAGTCCTAGAGCCCGCGATTATCTGGGAAGGCAACTCGCTTGAGTCCATGGATATGTACAACACTCTCATGGACCCCACTGTTCATCCGGTGGACTTGAACACGAAGGGCGAGTTTGTAGCGACCGTCGAACCCATGACGGTGTTTCGTATCAAGCGACTCGCTGCGGCAGGCAAAATCTTCAACGTGAAGGAGTTGCTTGAGATCTTCGACTCCACAGAGACGGCCTTCGGGCCTGACAAGTTCTACCAGCCGCCGCCGGACATTACTGGCGATTTGGTGCAAGCACTCGGAGAGGTCGCCAGTAACTACGACTGGAATGCGATCATGTCCAACGGGATGCACCAGAGTGGGGGAGTCGGCAACGAGATCGTCCACATGTACATCCACTTGAATCCCATGCAGTTTGGGCTTGTGCCTCGCGCGCGGGATGCGGATAAGCGACGAGATAGCCTGGAGATCTGGCGAATCTCGATCGCGAATGGCAAGTGGATCGTGGCCACCGAACACATTCCCAACGCGCATGGGCGACTCCCCACAGCCTTCACCACTCCATTCGAGGATAACTTGGGGGCGAATCAGAAGTCCATCGCGGAGATTCTCTCTCCCCTCCAGACCTTCGGCAGCTTCCTGATGAATACGCATGTGGAAGCAACCCGGAAGAACATCTGGGACTTCATCATCTACAATCGTGCTGCGATTCCTTTGGATGAGATTCCCGAGGGAGAAGCGGCTGCGCGGGTACCGTTGAATCCTGCCTACGAAGGCCGGAACATCAATGAGTTGATCTGGCAGAACAGCAATATCCTGGACACGAAGGAGACAATGCAGCAACTCCAGATGGTTATCGAGTTGTTCCAGCTGCTCTTTCCCACTCAGGCCAACCCGCGTGAGATTGCAGGGCTCGATCGTCCTGTGACTCAGCAGGTGTCTGTGGTCGCTCAAGGCTCCACTCGCCGGATGCAGAAGATGGCGAAGATGATCGACGAGCAAGCGTTCCGTCCGATGCGATTCATGATGTATTGGAACATCATGGAGTTCCAGCAGAAGATCACGCTGATTGACCAGCAGACAGGGGAGTCGATTGAGGTTGATCCGGCAAGGTTCCGGGACTCCGACATCCGACTCACCATTGGTGCTGGGCTGAAAACGCTGGATCGGGCGAGTATCCTTTCCGAACTTGATTCCCTTGTGGGTCGAATCGTACAGTCTCCGGAGGCTGCGACGCAATTCGATGTTCCTGGCCTTCTGAATGCGATGGCCCAACTCAAGGATCTTCGTATCGACCTGACTCAGTTTCGGAAGCAGGCGAGCGAAGCAACAGGAGGCGCGATTCCGGAAGCCGACCCCAACGCTCCCCCGGTACTCGCGCAGTAGACTACTATGAAGCTAGCACCTGAGTCAGTGTTCAAGCAGCTCCCTGCTGCTTACCGCGACCTACTCCTTCATCACCTGGCGACTGATGGATTCATTGAATTGCTGGAGGCTTCGATTCAACAGCTGATCGGACTGTACTCCAATATCGACGAGACCAAAACAGCTGAGGAAATAAAGCAGGAGTTGCATGAGATTCGCACGGAGCATCTGTTCCTTGCGAGTCTCTTGTCGCTGCTGAAGAAAGCCAAGAAAGCGAGTTAACATGACCATACGATTCAATCCTATCCCTGTAGGATTCGGCCCATACGTGGGCGGCTTCAACCACCCCTTGTATTCCTCGATGCCTAATGAAGATCCACCGGGCGGTGATGAAGGCGGCGGAGGCGCCGACGAATCCGGAAATGCCGAAAATAACGGTGGAACTAACGAGTATGACGTTGCAGACTACTGGAATGCGCCGGAGGAAACCCCGGACGGTGGTCCCGCGACTCCACCTGCCGTAGCTACTCCACCGGCCGCAGTTGATCCGCTTGAACAACTCGACGCCCACTTCGCCAAGATGGAGTTTGGCGAGATTCCACCAGAAGCCTTGCAAGCCGCGACTCAGGGCGACCCCATCGCGATGAATGAAGCGATCGGTGGTATGCTGCGGGGAGTCATGGCGAAGTCTGCGGTGTTTATGGCGCAGGCGATGCAGGCACAGCGGACTGAGTTGGAGGCTAAAATGGCCTCGACAATGTCCACTAAGATTCGATCGAACGAGGCAACTGCCGCTCTTCATGCGGCGCTACCGTTCGCAGCTAATCCGGGAGTCGCCCCGGTAGTCACTCCTATCTTCGCCCAAGCACTTCGGCGGAACAAGGGAAACGTGACGGCTTCCATAACGGAAGTACGGAATTTCCTAGCTGCAACTAACAAGTTGTCGGCCAAGGATTTAGGTCAGCGGATAACTCCGACTCCCGCTCCCGGCTCTGAGGACTACAACGAACTCGGGGATGCTGGGGATTCTGCCGGAGATGTTGATTGGATGAATGGGGTCTTCAAGGCACTCGCGCCGCAGAAGTAACCAGTCAGCCGACTCAAAGAAAGAAGGACTGCAATGGCTGTAAAAGGCGTCTTTGCGAGTGACCAGCAAATTGTCGGCAATAGAGTCGGCGACTATGCTGGTTCACTCTTGCGAATTTGGCCCACAGGCTCGGCCCCGCTACTCGCGTTGAGTTCCGGGATGCAAACCAAGCCCGCTCAAGACACGATCGTTCACTGGTTCGAAGAGGTAAAACTCACGGGCCGGAAAGCGGTTACGAGTGTCAATGGCGATGGTGACTCAACGGCATTTACGGTTGCCGATGCGAGTGACTTTGTGGCCGGTACGATTCTGCTCGTTGAGGAAACTTCGGAGTATCTCCTGGTTTCTTCGGTGGCCGCGAATGTTCTCACGGTTACGCGCGGTATCGGTGCCACGACTCAGACCACCATCACCACCTCGCACAACTTGCAGCGAGTTGGTAATGCTCACGAGGAAGGTAGCAGCAAACCAACCGCTGTTACGAATCTCGGCGACGTTCGCTTTAACGTCACCCAGATTTTCCGTAACTCTTGGAGTGTGACGGGTACCGCGAAAGCGATCAAGTACCACACCGGGAGTCAAGTGGGCAAGAGTGTGATGGACTGCGCGTTCATTCACGCGGAAGACATCGAACGCTCCCTCATGTGGGGCCGCAAGCACATCGGCAATCTCAACTCCCAGCCGCTGCGTTTGATGGACGGAATCATCACCCAGGCAACGAATCACGGTGCCACGGTGGCGGCTCAGTCGTCGGCGACTTCCTACGGGAATCTCTTGAACCATTGGCGCCAAGTCTTTGAAAGCAACATCAAGGGCAAGCCCAACGAGAGAATCGTGTTCACCGGCAACACTGTCGTTCAGGCCATCAACGTGATGGCTCGGAAAGATGGCGTCGAGAACATGGAACCCGGCGAGACTGAGTTTGGACTCGCGGTCACCAAGGTCTATTGCCCTTGGGGTACCATCAAGCTCATGACTCATCCGTTGATGAACGAGAATCCGGTCTGGACGAAAGCGTTGTACACGCTTCACCCGGGCGCACTACGGACTCGTTGGTTGCGGAAAACCCAGATCGAGGGCTACGATAAGAACGGCCAGCGCATCTCGGGAGTCGACGCCGACGAAGGCATCTACACTTCGGAACTTTCGATGGAGTTGATGGCGGCACAAACGGCCGGCATTTACACCGCGATCTCCGGTGGAGTTGCAACCGGCTCGGGCGATAGCTCGCTCTAGGCGGTAACTGAAACAGAGTCAAGACCAGAAGGAATGAGTCAATGAACGATACTACAGCGACCGCTACCCCAATCTCTACCGCGAACTATACCTGCCATCCGATTCAGAAATTTCAGGTTGCCCGATTCCAGTTCTTGAACGGACAGCTGAAGCTGGAAGGTGAGGCAGATATCGCGGAGTTTCAGGAAGTCCTGGACGGACTCGACCCGATCGTCCGCCAGAACATTCGTACCGTGTCTGTCGCAGTCGCCGACGCAATCGCGAAAGCGCATCAGCAGCCACAGGCGATGGCAGGACTCGGAAACAGTGGTGCCTCGCAGCGAGTTCGTCGGGTGGATGATACGATTTCCACCGTGGAGGATTTGATTCGCCAAGGCGTGGACCCGATTCAAGCGGAGGCCCGGGTCAAAGCGATGACCGACGCGATCGACGGTCCTGAGGAAGATGCGGTTCAGGTGGAGAAGGTTACGATGCCCACTGAGGTGACTCCTCCTCCCGCGCGTACGGAAGCGACGGAAGCTAAGGAGCGCAAGATTCTTACCCCTGGCGAGACTGCCGCCTCTGTCGATCCTTCGAAGGGCCGGACTCTGGCGGAATTGGTCGGCGACCAATCAGCCTCTGCGGAGTAACCGACTCTATGGCCACCACATACTCACAACTGGTTGATGAGATTCTCTCGCTGTCGGCGCGACCAGATCGCACGGTAGCGATTCAGCGATTCGTCAACCAGACGATTCGTGAGTTGCATTCGGATGAGAAGGGTGGAGTGTTCTTCTTCGACAAGAACTTGATTGAAGATCAACTCACCGCTGATGCGAACAGCGGGTTCTCGTGGACTACTCCTGCGGGATTCCAGCGAATGCAGACGGTAAGATACCAAGGCCAGGCCGATCGGGAGAATCCCCAGGGCGCGTATGCGAAGGCGTTGCGCCCTGGAGTCGGACAGAATCGCGTGGCTCACTTCTACTACCGCGCGGGCAAGGTTGTTTACTTCTCTGGGTATGGACTCTCGGGAGATGTGATTGATATTGCGTACTACCAGTTTCCGAAGCATCTCGCTTATTACGAGTCCGCCCTACGTCCCGCATCGTGGGATCTCCCTACGACTGAAGCGGACGGGGATGCGGCCTACTCGTACCTTACCGCCACGACGGCGGCAGAGAAGGTGATCGCAGAGGGACTCAGCACCAACTGGCTGCTGGAAGATTGGGACGATCTGGTCCGCGAGGGATCGCTGGCTAAGGTGTATAAGTTGCAGGCTGACACGGAGAGAGCTGCGACTCATTTCTCCCTGTATCAGCGACAGCGCCCGGCCCTCTACACGACTGAGGCGTTCGTGCAAGTGAGTGCGATGTGAGCCGCGAGTTCCTTCATACTCCTTCTCGCGAACCAGGAATCTCCGACCGGTTTCTCCTGCTTCTCCGCCACGATCTCCGCGAACTCTCCCTTGGGGTGAGTCAAATTGGCATCGAGCATATCTCCGTCGTCCGCACGACTCAAGAGTATCCGCTAGGGGCAAGAGGGAAGTTTTGGTGTAGTGCTTACGGTATGTCCGTTGTTCGTTATGTCAAGTTCAGCACGATGGTGGCCGGAGTTGGCGGCCCTGTTGGATTCCTTGCAGCCGCCGCCACATTCAATTGGATTGTAACCAATGACTTCTCCGCTTCGGCAGCTGGACTCGCATGTGGATTGTTGCCTCAGGACTCAGTGCCAGCGAGCGGCAGCTATGGGTGGGTGTTGGTTCAAGGCGCCAACCGTCAAGCCGTTGGAATCAAAGGCGCGGAATCTCACTCTGCACAAGAACCCCTTGCGTGGACAGACGACGACGAGGTCTCTTCCGCGAGTGTTACGTTTGATATAGCCTTCGCTCGTAAAGTAGTTACTGGCAGCAAGGCGGGGAGTTACGCTGTCGGGGAATTTTACGTATCATCTCCCTGGTTTAGCTAAAAGGAAACGAGTCATGTGGTTGTTTAACTTGATTACGGGAGGCTTCCTGAAAGGGCAGCGAACCTATATCTTGGGGATGCTCATCATTGTTCAGGCCCTCGTGGGCTGGGCGGTTGGCGACGTCACCACCGCTGAGTTCTTCAGCAAGGTTCCCGAAATGCTGGCTGGTGCGGGTCTGATGACTCTACGCGCTGGCGTCAATAACAGCTCCTAGCACCATGATTGCTTGGGGTAGATTCCTATTTGCTGTTGTGCAGTTCGCGCAATTCCTGGCGACTCTTATGCGGGACAAAGAGTTGCGTAACGAGGGTCGCCGGGACCAAGCGCTGAAGAACGTGACAGCGGGATTAAAAGGACTCCGCGAAGATGCAAAAACGGACGCTAAAGTATTTAGTCGTGGCGATCTGTATAACCGCTTGCACACCCGTGTCGCCCCCGCCGATACAGAATCTGAGTCCGCCGATGGAGTGGCCGAACAGCCACGTGCTGGACAAGATTGAGGCGCTAAACGACATTCAAGTAGACGAGTGGATGGGTAGAATCCTAAAACTCGGATGCAACCTGGATAGGCGACAAGGTTTGGAGGACCCATGCGAGGACAATTCTTAATCCATGATCCGACTCTGTTGGATGCACCGGCTGAGGTGCTCCCCAATACGCTGACGAATCTTGGAGAAGCTGAGTACCTGAAGATGATCTTTCGGGCCGATGAGACATTGATTGCCTCGGGCGCGAACTGGTACATGGGGCTTTGCGCTGCGACTCCAGACGACGCCCTCACGCTTTCGGCGGCTGCCGTGACAGAACCCACGATCGGAGTCAGTGGCTACGCACGCCAAGGGCTCTCGCGGGATGCGACCGGCTGGCCGACTCTGGACACTACGAACGGCGAAGTCAGTATGACGAGTAAGACTCTGACATTCGCCGCGAACAGTGGCGGTACTTTTGATGCCGCGATTACCCGGCTCTTTCTCGCGGATACCCAGACAGGGATCAGTGGGACTCTATTGTCGATCGGTGCGGCTTTGGCGGCCCCCAAGACCATCACCGACTCTGAAACCCTTCCAGTCCAGTATCAAGCATTCCTGTATTAAACCCCCTCAACGACGAACAGCAAGACTTTAAGGGTCTGCTCCCCGCGATTGATTCGCGGAAGGTGGCGGAGCCTCATCTTGTTGACGGGCGGAATGTGGTCTTTGATGCGGACGGGCCGAAGACAGGATTCGGAGCCGAGTTTCTTTCGGACATGATTATCTCGGATCCTGATGGATTCCAGAGTATTCAGGCAGATAATGGCGATGTGTGGTACTTCACCACCAAGGGCATCTTTCTGTTCGACTCGACAACTGGACGGATCGTTACTCTCCATCGGTTCGCGACTGCTACGACTACCGTCCATCGGTGGACCTGTGCCGTAGTGGGCTCGATTCAATACATAGGGCACCCGGATCAGGGTGTGCTTTACTACGACGCAGCGACTGAGTTGTTTGAAACTCACCCGAGTGGCCAGCTGCCCAATGGGGCGTTCGCTGTTTGCCTGAGTAATGGCCGACTCGTTGTGCTGGGCTCCACAAGTTACAGCTGGAGCGCGCAGGATGACGGGACAGATCTGACCACGAGTCTTACCACAGGCGCCGGTAATCAGGCGACTTCCTTGGTGGGCGGCACGCCGCTGATGGCGATTGAGTTCCAACAGGGATTCCTGGTCTTCACAAGCCAAGGGATAATTCGGGCCTTATTCACAGGCGACGCGCTGGTCTACGAACACCGCGCGTTGACTCACAGCTACAAACTCCTTGGCAGTTTCGCGGCGGTGAATCATGAAGATCGTAAAGTGGTGTTCGCGACTTCTACGGGGATTTACGAGACAGAAGGTGAGCTGCCGACTCCGTATGACGCCGTGTTCAACGAGTTCCTCATCAAAGAGATCAACAAGAAAACCTCCGAGACTGTGGCTAGTTCGGTGAGGCTTGAGTGGGATACGGACACGAAGCGGTTCTTTATCTCCCTCGGGTACACAGGACTCGCCCCGCTATATAGCATTTCGTACGTAATGTACGATTCGTTGAAGAAGCTTGGCGTGTTCTCGGAAGGCCATTACGGCATCTTCCCTATCAGACTGGACTCAACTTCGAGCCAACAATACTTCTGGGGCTATGTGAACCAGAAGGGTCAGTTGATGCGCTGGAGCGGACTCTCCCGGAGAGAGACGAATTTCAGTAACTCGCTTGCGTCCAAGTTCAACCAGTTTCCGCCGGAGCATGTGTGGAAGGATTCTAATGGAGTCTTCCACTTCCCGCAGTCGCAGGCAATGGCGGCCCACAGTATGCGCTCTCTATACGCGCGGGGGACAGCTCTTAGTTACGTTACATTCTCGTGGGTTACCTACGAGGATACGCTGGAGAACATTCCCTCCTTTCCTGACTCGTCCATTGAGGAGCACATAGACTGGCAGTTCGCCAGCACCGATGAGGACTGGGATGCGTTGTTCGGGAGTGAGGATTGGAACGACGGGAGTGATATCACGCTAGGCGATGCGATGGTAATGAAGGATGATCTTCGAGTCGAGAGTATCTCCTTTCCGCCTGCCATTTTCCAGGGTCTTAATGCACTCATTGAGATTGGGTTGTTCCGATTCAAGGAGCAGCAGTACCCAGATGAGACTAGCGCGATTACGAATATGATGGTCGGGCATCAACAGAGCGATGACATCGACTCAGAGTTTATTGATTGGAATACAATCGCGGACGGGACAGAAGACGAAGACTGGAATGCTCTCTCCGGGACGGAAGACTGGGGCGAAGGTACGACAGGAATCGTGGACTTCGACCTCACGGTAATCGGAACTAACGATGGCCATACTCCCTACCTAACCGTAACTCCAGTACTGCAAGATAGTGGATTCCCTCACGGGAGGTTCTACGCTTTGAATGATAACGGCGTGAGTCACCGGATTCGTTTTGAGGCACTCACAGTAGGGCAATCATTACACTTGCAATCACTTGAGGTTTCGGGCACATTAACAGGACGGATTTAGAGGAAATGACTCATGACTAAAGTCGTTCAGAACGCGCGGCAGACTACTGCAGTCGCCGATGCCTACACGGGACCCGTGGGGCAGATCATTATGGACTCTGACCTGAATACGCTGCGACTCCACGATGGGTCGACGGCGGGCGGGCATTTATTCCAGAGTGCCACACTTGCCGCTGCTGCGTATCAGGCGAAGGACTCGGATCTTACCGCGATCGCGGCTTTGACCACCACCTCAGGAGGTCGGGCCTTACTTGCGTTGGCCAGTACTACGATTCTTCAGGACCTGGCAACTGGAGTCTTTAATGAACTAGGCGCCGATGTCGATCTCCGATTCGAAGGGGATGCCGACGTGAACCTATTCTACCTCGACGCGGGCAACGATCGCATCGGGATGGGCACCGCGACTCCGGCGACGCGACTCCATCTAGTCGAGGCGAATGACGGCGGCGACACCGCGCTAACCATCGACAACAGCGCGGCGAGTGGTTCGACGGATGAAACCTCATCGTTGAGTTTTCGGCATAATGGGAGTCCGGCTGGCTCTATCAGGTCGGTTCGCAAGGGCGATTACAGTGGCACCACTGCAGATGACTCGCACATGGTGTTTTCCCCGGCGCAGGATGCGACCGACGTCGAGCGGATGCGACTCGATAGCGACGGCGCGCTGTTTATTGGGGAGACGGATAACGCGAATATTAGTCGGGGACTCACGATCAATCAGGGCGGGTTCGACGACGATATCATTTCGCTGAAGTCGTCGGACGTTGCCCACGGCATCACTACTTACAACGAAACCGACACGTTCATGGCGATCCGTAAGGGCAACTCAACGCATGGCGGAGTCCTGCTTCACATCACTGCCGGGGCTACGGCGGAGGGATTCACCTCGGTAGTCGCGCAAAACAACTCGCCCGCAACGACCATGACGATCAACGGCTCCGGGCCTTA